CGCTTAATATGCCGGTGACTGTCGAGGCCAAACCGGGGATGAGCGACGCCGATGCGCGCGAGCAGGGCCAGCAGGTGGGCTCGCAGGCGCGCGACATGATGCTGCGCGTAATCGATAACGAGTTCCGCTCCGGCGGTCGGTTTTCCAATGTCAAGCGATCGGCATAGGAGGCAAGGTGTTCGATTTTTTGCCCGATGTGCCGCTGGATTTCTCGCCGAGCTACCAGCTCGCCGCGAATATCGACCACGCGCAGTACGGCGACGGCTACGAGCAGTCTCAGCCGGCAGGCATCAATCACCAGCGCCGCAGCTATAGCGTGCAGGCCACGATGCTGACCCGGGATGAGTACGACATGCTGCACGATTTTCTCGCGCCGCGGCTGAATCTGACCCCGTTCTACTGGCAGCCGCCCTGGGATCTGATTGTGCGTCAATGGAAATGCACCAGACTCGGCGGCCCGCGCCCGACGAGCGCGCGCTTTGCATCGCTGTCCGCCACATTTGTTGAGGATTTCACGCCGTGACTATTGATTCCGACGTGCAGATGCTGCAACAAGACGCCATCGTCAATCTGTTCGAGATCGATGCGCGCCCGGTCGGCGCCGGCATCCTGCGGTTTTCGCCCGAAGCCGTTGACGGCGGCCCGGCGCGGTTCAACGCATACGAATATCAGCCGCTGCCGATCGCCGCCGAGGGTTTCGAGTGGACCGGCAAAGGGCCGCTGCCGCGCCCGACGCTGTCGGTGTCCGGGTTGTCGCTGTCGTTCATATCCCTCGTGATCGAATCAGACGACCTGATCGGCCTGCCGATTCGCCGTATCCGCACATACCGCAAACATCTCGACGACGGCGCCGACCCGGATCCGGAGATGACGTGGCCGGTGGATCACTACGTGTTCGAGCAGAAGCTCAAGCACACACGCGTTGAACTGCAATTCCAGCTCGCGACCGAACTCGACCAGCAGGGGAAAAAAGTGCCGGCTCGGCAGGTTCTGCGCGACGCCTGCACGCATATCTACCGCCGCTGGGACGCACAGTCCGGCGCGTTTGATTACACCGCAGCAACATGCCCGTACGCCGGCAGCGCTTGTTTCGACCGCGCCGGCAACAGCGTGCCGCCCGCCGAAGACGCCTGCGGCAAACGCCTGAGCGACTGCCGCCTGCGGTTCGGCCAGAACGGCAACCTGCCCACCCGCGCCATGCCCGGCGTCGGCCGCGTCAGATAAACCAGAGGAACCCATATGTCTCTACAGCTATCCGGCACGCTGCATCGCCCATCGGTCGGCGACCCGCTGAAAAACACTCGCGTACTGTTCCGCGCCCGCGTCACCAGCGCCGACACTGTGATGGGCGCCACAGCCGAGATCACGACCGACGATAACGGCGCTTACGACGTCTCGCTCTACTCGGGCCGCTACGACATCGGCGTGTATCTCAACGGGCACCTGAATTTTCTCGCCCGCGACGTGCTGATCGACGAGCTCAGCACAGCAGAAACACTCAATGAGCTGGTACTGCACGACGAGTACAACGTCGACATTACGCCGTCGGTTATCGTTGAATTCCGGTCGCTACGCAACGAGACGGTCGATGCATTAACCGGTGCTACCGCATCGGCCACTCGATCCGAAAACGCATCGACGGCTGCCATCGCCGCCGTCAACCTGCAGCAGGACGTGGCCGCAGGCCTGTCCAATACAGCCAGCGGCGACGCATTTTCGGTCGCGGGCCAGGGCGGCTATCTCGTGCTCTACCGCAATAACGCCGGAACCGCGCTCGAACTGTCTCGCTACCCGGGCCTCGAGGCATTCCTGCAGATTATCGATACAGTCACCTACGCCCTGGATCTAGCCGGTCAGGCCGCCCGGCAGGTACTCGACGACCGCGCCATCAATCAGATCCTGTCCGCCGTCGCCGCCGCGCACGACACCGCCGGCCAGGCCGCGCGCTCGGTGCCGACAGGCTACCTGCGCACGCTCATCCAGCAGCTACATATCGACGGCCAGGGCCGCGTCGGCATCGGCACCAACACCCCCGGTGCTGCGCTCGATATTGCCGGCGGGCGCCTGCGCCTGCGCGAGTCCAGCCCGCCGGCATCGAGCAGCGCGGCCGGCCAGCCCGGCGAGCATGCGTGGGACAGCAGCTACAAATATATATGCGTCGCCGCTAACACCTGGCGCCGTGTAGCAATCCAAAACTGGTAACACCGGAGCATCCGATGCAATACAAGCAAACCGACGTGACGGGCGCGGCGTGGCAGCGCTGCCACCAGATCGTCATCGACAACCCACTCAACGCGACGCCGCTGATCCGGTTCGACGAGCAGCGCATCGTCACCGCCGCGGGCGCAGCTAGCACGACCGCGCTGTGCTCGCTCACCGCGCCGTTCGACCCAGCCGCAGAAATCCCGTTGATCGACCCACAAACCGGCGAGCCGACCGGCGCAACCGTCACCCACGGTGCGCTATACGCCGCGCTGTACAGCGCTTACATGCAGCAAGCCCTAGCGCGCGACGCTGCAGCAACACCCGACCCCGAGGAAGCCTCCGATGCCACTGACGATTAATATTCCCGACACCCTGCGCCGTGCCGTCGAGTCCGGCTCCGGCGGTCTCAACACGGTGCGCTATACGGCAAAAGGGCAGCCGTGCTACATGACCGTCATCCCGAAATTCGACCTGGCCGATATCCCTGGCGATGTTGGCAGCGGCACGCATCCGGCGTTTATCGTTGACGGCGTCGAGAAGCCGGAAATTCTGATCGGGCAGTTCACCGGCCATCGGCGCAGCGATGAGATGATCTCGGCGCCCGGGGTCGAGCCGATTTATGACATCAATCATGACCAGTCCGTAGCCCTGGCACGCGCCAACGGCCCCGACTGGCACGTCATGACCAACGCCGAATGGGGCGCAGTGCAATGCGTGTGCCTGCGCGACGGCCACGCGCCCGGCGGCAACAACGCCGACGGGCGGGATTACGCCACCGGCGAGCACGGCGTACGCGCCGACGGCCTGGCGATCGGCAGCTCAGCGGGCGATGCACGCACCTTAACCGGCAGCGGCCCGCCGAGCTGGCGCCACGACGGCACCCCGTTCGGCCTGGCCGATCTGCACGGCAACGTTTGGGAATGGGCGCCCGGCCTGCGCACCCTCGACTACGAAATCAACGTGCTCGCAAATAACGATGCTGCGTCAGATGTAATTGATATGTCGGCCGCAAGCCCGGCCTGGCAAGCCATCGACGGCGCCACCGGCGCATTGGTTGCGCCGGGCAGCGCCGGCACGGTCAGATACGCCAGCTCTGGCGAGTACGCGCTCAACGGGAGCGACTTCCCGGGCATTGTCGATGTCGGCAATACCGCGATCTCGTCGGCAGCAATGCAGCGCCTGCGCGCCCTGGGCTGTGCGCCGCTGAGCCCCGCGCCGACTGGTGATTATTTCAACACAGGCAGCGGCGAGCGCCTGCCGTTCCGTGGTGGCAACTGGGGCAACGCCTCGGGTGCGGGGATGTCGGCGTTGGGCTTGAACTACGCCCGCGGCGCTCGCCGCAGCTACCTCGGTTGCCGGCCTGCTTTTGTTGCCTGATGCCTGTTCATCTGTGTTCTGCGGCCCTGCGCGATAGCGCGGGCCGTCTCTAATGCAACAGCTTCAAGTCGCGCAGCGGGTCGAGGCGATGATCGAGTATGGCTATATAGCTGTACGGCATTTCCCGAAATCGGAGCGTCACGTGCTCAGCGCCGAGCTGCGCGGCTCTATGTGGCGGCTGCTGCGGCTCGTGATCGTCTGCGGCAAGCGGTATCACAAAAAGACGACACTCGCAGAGCTGGATACCGAACTGGAGCTGCTGCGCCGCGAAGTGCGGCTCGCAAAAGACCTGAAGTTCCTGCCGTTCCGACAATACGAAATCTGGTCGCGTCATCTCGACGAGATCGGTCGCATGATCGGCGGCTGGATTAAACACGCAAAACAGGGTTAAGCGCATTGCGCCTGCCGATCCGTGGTGGCAACTGGAACAACGCCTCGGATGCGGGGTTGTCGGCGTTGAACTTGAACAACGCCCGCGGCAATCGCAACAGCAACATCGGTTGCCGGCCTGCTCTTGAAGATCGTCAGAAACAGCGCGGTCACGGTGGCGCTGTCAGCACGACATCAAAAGGGCGCTTGATCCTCGGCCCATGCCGAAACATTAACAGGCATCGATCGTGTAGTAGGCCTCAGCCGAGGCTCGATCGTCGCCGCTTTGGCTCGATATGAAGACATACAACAACCTGTTCCCGGAGATATACAGCTTCGACAACCTGCATGACGCCTACGTCCGCGCGCGCCGCGGCAAACGCCACCAGGCCGACGTGCTGCGCTTCGAGCAAAACCTCGAGGGCGAGCTCATACAACTACAGAACGAACTGATCTGGCGCGAGTACGAAACTGGCCCGTATCGGCGTTTCCATGTGCACGAGCCGAAAAAGCGTTTGGTCGCCGCGCTGCCCTTTCGCGATCGCGTCGTACAGCACAGCCTAATCGCCGCGATCGAGCCCATTTGGGAGTCGCGATTCATCGATCAGAGCTACGCCTGCCGTCCCGGCCGGGGCGTGCACCGCGGTGCAGACAAAGCCCAACAATGGCTGCGCGAGGTGCGGGCCACACACGGCCGCGTCTACGCGCTCAAGGCCGACGTCGCAGGTTATTTCGCATCGATCGATCACGACGTTCTGCGCACGCAGCTAGAACGCCGAATCGCTTGCCGTCCAACGCTATACCTGCTGCTCGGCATCATCGAAACCTGGCATCCCGGCCTTCCCATCGGCAACCTCACGTCGCAGCTGTGCGCCAATATCTATTTGCACGATTTCGACGTATTCGCAAAACAGCACGTCGGCGCACGCCGCTATATGAGGTATATGGATGACTGGCTCATCGTCGACCACGACAAAGCGCGCCTGCACGCACAGCGCCGCGTGCTCGAGGACTGGCTGCACGACAATCTGCGCCTGCAGCTCAATAACAAGACCCAGATATTTCCCGTCAGCCCACGCCACGGCCGCGGACTCGACTTCCTCGGATATCGAATATGGCCCACACATCGAAAGATTCGCAAAAACAGCGTCAAACGCATGCAGAAAAAACTACGTGCGCTCGAACGCCGCTACGCCGCCGGCGATATCGACCTGGTCGACATCGAGCCCGTGATCCAGAGCTGGGTCGCCCACGCCTCCCACGCCAGCAGCTATCAGATCCGCCGCGCGGTGCTGGAGCGCGCGGTTTTCAAACGCCAATAATGGACGGTTTAGGCGGCGGCGCAGTCGCAGATCATGCGCCGCTGTGTCGCAATCCATGCGCCGCGCTACACCAGCACGCCGAAACTGTCCGCGCCGGGGCGATAGCCGCATACCCGCACGAGGCGGTTTGGCTGCTCACCGCAGACGGTGCCTGCCGGCAGGTCGACAACATCCACCCGTCGCCACGCGAATCATTTTCCGTCAGCAAACACGACATGGCGACAGCCCGTGCCTGCGGCCTGGCCGGCATCGTACACAGCCACCCAGATTATCCGGCCTGCCCCAGCGAGCAGGACATGCGTGGGCAGCTGGCGACGGCCGTGCCATGGGGCATTGTCGCGACCGATGGCCAGGCGGCGACGGATATCACGTGGTGGGGCGACGGCACCGAACGGCCGGCGCTGGAAGACCGACCGTTCGTGCACGGTGTAACCGACTGCTATTCGCTGATACGCGACTACTACGCGCTGGAGCGCGGCATTGATCTGATCGAGATACCGCGCGCTTGGCTGTGGTGGCAGGACGGCGGCGATCTGTACCGGGAGTTTTTTGCGCAGGCCGGCTTTCGCCAGATACTGCACGCAGAGGCCGAGCCGGGCGACGCGTGGCTCGCTCAGATTCGATCTCCGGTGCCCAACCATGGGGGCATCCTGCTCGAGCGCGGCGAGTGTCTACATCATCCGATGACGCGCAGCGGCGGGCCTGTGCAGCCCAGGGCGTTGTCGAAACGCGAACCGCTCAACCGGTGGCTGCCGCACATTGCCCAGGATCGCGGCGGAATGATCCTGCGATACGTACCAAACTCCGCGTAAACCCTCGCCCAATGCGGGC